ACGATGCGATTATCAAATCCGGGGTACGTACACAGTTTAACTTCGTAGACAATGTGTTGGCAGAAGGAAAGTTGATTACATATTTGGAAGCCAACAACAAAAAGTACAGTGGATTTAGCAATGGTTTTATGCTTCGTATGAAACAGATTGAAAGTGCAGGTGTAGAGTTTGCCGATAAGTTGTCTGAAATACTTGTTCAAGAAGATATGATGTTCCGAAGTGGTGCAATGATTACAGCACTAAAAGAAGGAATGGCATTTGACGAAGCAGTGGAGTTGGCTCGACGTTCATTGTTTGACTACAATGATTTGACCGCACCTGAGAAGGCATTGAGTACCTATGCCTTTGTGTTTTACAACTTTTCACGTCAGTCAGCAGCAGACTTGCTTCGAGGTATGACGAATCCAAATACACTGGGTCGGTACCTTAACATGATAAAGTTGCATCGAGGTATGAATCAACTGTCTAGAGCCTTGAATGATGACAAGCGTTTTCCAAATGAAGTATTTATGCCAAGTTACACAGCTGTGCGTGGGTTTACAGACTACAAGCCTGGTGGCAAAGAGTCCGAGTATGACTTCTTTAACATGCGACCTGCCATACCTGCTGTAGAAAGTGTGTCCTTAATACTGGATGCGTTTAATATGTACAACGTTGTAGAAGACACTACACCAGTGATGAAAGTAGCAGGAAGGTTTATTGACCCTAAGTTAAAGTTTGTATTGGGACTGGACAGTATGACAGGCAAGTATATGCCGAAGAAGTTTCCGCCACAGTTTATACCAATACTCAAAATGATTTCATCAGATCAACAAGACTTGATAGACAACATCGAGTTTATAGTGGGTGGCACAGTAACACCGCGTATTGCAACTGAAGAGGACTATGGTACCAAGGACATGGACAAAGACCAGTATGTTATTTACGACCTTGACGAGTATCAAATGGAGAAACTAAAGCAGTTTATGGCAATCCTCAACATGACAGGTATACAGCGACCACTGAACGACTATTCAAAACTGTGGTCAGGTGAAGGTACACCATATCAAAAACTTACTCCAATGGAACGCGTAGGTGCTACATTTGGAATGGTTACACCTGGACGTGTTAAGAAACCTGAACTTCAACAGCGAGAGAGATTGGCAGAAGTCCTCAAAGAAATGAGAAGACAACAGAAGGCAGCAGAGAGTTCTGAACGCAAAAAGATTCAACCCAAAAAATAACCATCGGAGGAACGATGAACATCAGACACAACGACCATCCAAGTATCAACGATACAAACGTAGCAGCAGTAGCACAGAACTTTGACGCTACTAAATTTCACAAACACACACTTGTTGTGCCCGAACAGATTGACACATCTGGTAAGTTTCTTGCACGGCCAATGTCAATCATAGTGCGCTGTACTGGGTTAGGTGGCAGCAATACCAGTCTTACAGTTAAAGGTTGTTGGGATGCTGCTGGTGACCATGTATGGTTTCCAGACACAGCAGGTACTATTGCACTTGGTGTAACCACTACCACAACTGGTAGTGCGGTATACGAGTTTCAACTTCCTGTACAATCGTATTTTGACAACTCAGATGTATATCTGTTCTTCAAAATCAATGGTTCTGGAAACATTACGATTGACTATTCGCAGATCGTTTGGAGTGAATAATGCCAGTTGCCAGTCCATTTGAAACGACTGGTGGTGGTGAAGTCAATCTGGAGTATGAAGACATATCGGCACAGACGGACGGTTCCACCCAAAGTTTCACAGTAAGCAGTGACTACAAATCCGGTTCGTTACAGGTATATTGGAATGGACTCCTCCAACTGTTTACGGACATTGGAGAGTTGTCTGTTACTAATTTCACAACTTCATTTACACCGGCAAGTGATGACTCACTTGTTGTGATATACATACTTAAATAGGAGCCAACAATGGCAGTTCAAATTTCCAAAGAGCAGGTAAAAAACAATGCGATTGATTCAACCAAACTGGATGGGTCATCGAACTACTCTTTCTCCAGTCAGATTCGTTACACGGGTTCTGATACAAACACACAAGCTTTGGCAACACGTGGATACGTAGATTCAGTTGCTGCTGGTCTTGACCCCAAAGATTCATGTAAGGTTGCTACGACAGCAAACATTACATTGAGTGGAACACAAACGATTGACGGTGTATCTGTTTCTGCAGGCGACAGAGTTCTTGTCAAGGCTCAAAGTAGCTCCTCGGCCAACGGTATCTACATTTGCGATGCTGGTTCATGGTCACGTTCATCGGATATGGCAACTGGTAGTGCTGCTGCTGGTGCTTCAATGTTCATCGAGCAAGGTACTGTCAATGGAGAAATGGGATTTGTTTGTACATCAAACAAAGGTGCTGACGTTGTTGGAACAAATGACTTGTCTTTCAGCCAGTACACAGGTGCTTCTAACATCACAGCTGGAGCGGCTTTAAGCAAGACTGGTGACCAACTCGATGTTGAGGTAGATGATTCTACTATTCAGATTGTATCTGATGCTCTTCAGTTGAAGGACGCTGGTATCACCAATGCGAAGATTGCTGACGGCACCATCTCGAATGGTAAGCTTGTCAACTCAACAATCAGTGGCGTACAACTTGGTTCTAGTTTGCAAGGCTTGACAGCATCTGCAACAGGTGGCTTGAGTCTCAGTGCTACCTACAATGGTTCTGCTGCTGTATCTGCTTCTATCAACTTAGATGGAGCGAGTTTGAGTACAGGGTCCAACGGACTTAAAGTTTCTACTGGTGGTATCTCTACATTGATGATTGCAGACGATGCTGTAACTTCAGCAAAACTTGCTGACGCTTCGGTTGTAACTGCTGCCCTTGCTGGAACTTCAGTCACTGCTGACAAACTTGCAGACAATGCTGTAACCACAGCAAAGATTGCTGACTCAGCCGTAACTGCCCAGAAACTTGCTGGCTCTATTCCTGCCGACAAACTCAACTTGGGTAACGGTGTCAAAGAAGACGGTGGTAACCTGGTAGTAGACCTTGATGGTTCTACGTTGGCTCTCGGTGCTGGTGGTCTTAGTGTTGCTGCTGGTGGTATTGGAAGTACTCAACTTGCTGCAACTTCAGTAACTGCTGCTAAACTTGCTTCAAATGCAGTAGAGACAGCGAAGATTGCTGACGATGCTGTGACTGCAGCAAAGATTGCCGATGCTGCTATTGACAGTGCTCGCTTGGACAACAATGCTGTGACTACAGCAAAGATTGCCAATGCAAATGTGACTGCTGCCAAACTGAACTTCATGGCATCTTACGAAACATTGGCTGCTGGTGATGGTACTGCTACCACATTCGATGCTGGTGCTGCTGCTGATGCTACCATGCTCGGTGGTGCTATCGTATTCCGTAACGGTTTGGCTATGGGTCTTGTCGAGTCTTCTCCATCCGGACAGGACCAATACACATTGTCTGCTACTGGTGGTGCGTCAGGTCGACTTCGCGTGACTTTTGGGGCTGCTCCAAATGCAGGCGACCAAATTACTGTTATGTATTTCCAAGTTTCTTGATTGAATGATTAGTTGTTGGGGAGTGTTCTTCGGGGCACTCCTTTTTCCCATTGGAGGTTCTATGGAAGGAGAGGTTGTCCAACTGTTAATGAGTGGTGGAGCCAATGTAGCGTTTGCCATCTTCCTGTACACTCAGAACAAGGACCTTCAACGTAGAGCCGATGAGCGTGAAGCCAAGGCGGAAGTGAAAGAACAGGAATTGCGTGCTAGGTACGATGGTGTGATCAAAGACATGCAAGAGAAGGAAGAGACAATACGTCAAACCATCGTACAGGAAATGACAGACATCGACAAACGGATGTCATTATTAGAGCAAAGCGTTACCACATTGAGTACAATGATAAGTGAGATTAAAGCATCATTGATACGGGTGGACAATGCCAACTAGAAAGAAACGGACCCCAGCGCGTGGAAAGCGATTCGTCAAAGTGGTTAAGAATAAGAAGACTGGTCGCACAAAGAAGGTGTCCTATGGGCAAGCAGGCAAGAGCAAATCTGGAAAGGATCGTATACAACCTGGGTCCAAGAAGGGAGACTCATACTGCGCCCGTTCCGCAGGTATTAAGAAGAGAGTGTCTGCCAAAAAACGCAACGACCCAAACACACCAAACAATCTGTCGCGAAAGAAATGGCGATGTCGGGGTAAGAAAAGCATGCGCTAGAGTAGTGCTTGGGATATACTTGTACTTGTAAACCCCACGAAGGAGAACCCCATGAACTCAGATTTACTCGCACTCACACCAGAGCTTGTTCTGTTTATCAAAAAACTTGTACAACACTCACGCGGTGGATTGACCAAAGACGAACGTCAAGAGTTGGCAGCTGACTTGATCAACTTGCTGTACAAGGTATTGAAGGAACTTGTTGACACTGAAGTTGAAGAGCGTTAAACTTCTACAACACATTAGATGTTGACTTTTAATCAAGCCCTAGTATCCGCCAAGATTGTAAGGGCTTGATTTTTGAACACCAAATCACTACTGGAGTTCAGGGCCGGCCAGCCTCTGAACTCCTTTTGATTTTTTTGCGCCACCTGGCTTCGACCATCTTCATTTCTTCCATGCTTGTAATCGCTTCAAACATGAGTTGTGTGGGGCTGCGCTCTTCTTTGTTGGCAATGACTGTAACCAGTACAATCAGGTTGCTCATGCGTGGCTCATACGCTCCAGATAGGTACTTGTTGATAGTGTTGACATGTAGTCCTGCTCTGTCAGCCATGTAGGTCGTGCTGACCGCATTGCGGTGCATTGCTTTGTTAAGCCATGAAGCAAATCCTTTCACCACCACCACCACTAAAAGAAAAGGGTACGGAACCACCCGTACCCCAACCTACCATGCAAGGAGCATGTACTGGTAGTGTAACTCATTTGTCAGCCTGTATCAACATGCTGAACTGTAAATATGCCTGCTCCCACTCATCTGGGTACAAGTACTGGCACATCTCCAACAGCAATATCACGCTTGGTGCACGGTCACCGGCTAGCCATTTGGCTACGGTATCTCGATGACACCCCAGGGCACGTGCCAGTTCTGACTTGTTGACGGTTGATAGGGTTTCTCTAAGTTGAGCTGCGAACATTATCGTCCTCCTTTGGGAATTCTTTTTCCCAGTTATCTTTGACACTTTTTGCCAGTGCGCCAAGGTGTTTGCACATGGAGCCACGGTATTGGTGATCGGGACAGGTACAGGTGTACCCTGCCTTGTCAATCACAGCAGTCCATCTTGGGAAGTGCCCAACCATGCTACCATCTGGCAACATGTTGGACTTCATTTCCTTGAGTTTGGTTTCTACACGGTCGTCATCGAATAGACCTTTGAGTCTCCAATGCTCGACAATCTCCTCTATGGTTTCAGTCATGGTCGGCATGGTTCTCTCCAAGTGCGCCATCCATCCAGTCCATCAAAGCTCCCACAGATGTGTTCTCATGGTACTTCATTTCAGAATCTAGATACAGGGTGACGTCTAGGTAGGCAATGTCATTGACATCGTTTGAGATATACAGGATGTGGTGGTGCCCACGCTGACAGTAGAATGGGTGCATCCATCCACGTTCCCCATTGAAGTTGGGTGGTGTGGTTTCTGGGCAATGCAACCATCCAAGACGCTCCAATTCAGAACGGTACATATCCATCTGCATAACGAGCTTCTGGTATGAGTCTAGGGATGGTGGTGGCAGTGGGTCTGCAGGTCTTGACAGGTACCAGTCCTCTATCATGTCTTGGACGGGACTGAGTGCGTCGATGGCAACCAACAGGGTGTGTGCCTTCTGAAGCGTTGCAGCTGTGCCTTGGTGTTTAACTTGGTTAATGATGTGTTGAAAATGTTCTAAGAACATGGTGATACTCCAGTGTTGGGTGGTAGGTTACCAGATGCAGTCATCGGGGTCGATGTCTGTTTCTGCATGGAATGTATTGTAGTGTGTTGTCGTAGGTTTGTCAATGGTCTTTGGCATTGGCATTGGGTTTGTATCGCTGGGTACGTACCGTCCGTCGATCATAGTTTTTGCGATGTCGGCAAATATGTTCTTCCTACCGTCGTGCGCACGCTCCTTTTGCACTCTTAGCATACGGGCATAGTGGTGTGGTTCACGTTGCTTCATGAACAGCACCGGTACCTTGCCATCACTCATGTGCCAGGTTTTCAATGTGATACGGGCATCGTGCTGCATCTTGACGTACAGTGAGTTCCAATCACCCATCTGTGGATACTTCATAGACGCTCCATCACAGGTACATCTGGCTACGCAGTTGTGTATCTTGAATCGCTTGTCAGCCAAGATGATGAAGTGCGCTGAGATCTCACGGATGCCTTCACGCTGTACGCAGTCATCGCAGAACTTGTACTCCTTCATTTCCATACCGGTGCCACCCAGTTCACGGATAACATCTTTAACTTCCTCCAAGACATGTCCTAGTGTGGGTGGATACTGGTGCTTCTTCATGCATACATTGAGTATAGCCTTGTGTAAGT